TGTATCATGTGTGTGGGTTACGAATCGAAGCAGTTCCGTTTTGTCTGGACGGAGATTTTTTGACTACCTGCTGCGACAAATCTTGTTGTGTTGGTAACGCAAAAAATACCGATAAACTTGTTTTACAAGTTGACAAGAACTTAATTACCGTGTTAATCCCGCTAAGCAGTCTTGATGTACAGGAGTTGCTTTTCGGGTGGCTTCGGAGGATTGGTTAAAAATGAGTCAGCTCACCTCAGTAAAAGCAGTTGGGTTTGCGTTTTTCAGCCCAGAAGTTTTCATCTTGTTTGCAAACCATACACAAGACTACATTCAGTTATACCCGCGAAAATCGGACTTAACGTTTCCGCATGATAAGCGTCGACATATCGTTGCGTTACGTGCGCTGGAAAAGCTATCTCATTTAGAGCAGTATGCAGATCAGATAGACTTGTTGGTTATCTTTGCGGATGCTGCAGAGTTGCTTGACCTGGGTATTCCTTTAATGGATGGAGAGCTTGACGAGGATGGGCGCGTGGTTGGTCGTCCACGACAGAATCGTGATGAGTTGTTTTCACGTATTCACGCCGAAGCGGTTGATCTCACTCTTACCCGTACAGTTCCAGCTATTCAGCATGCGCGCAGGAAAGCTAAAGAAACGGCTGCTTATGATGGGCCTACTTTTCGTGCACAGATGCGCTCTATTCGCGACGCTGTAAAAGACGCCAGTGGTTTCAGCTTCTTGCACGATGCTGGCATTCCAGCGGTTCTCCGTTTAATGGGAGACACTTCTAGGGACGATTTCAAAGCTGCTTGCCGTGGTATTATTAAACATGGTAACGCCTCAGAAGAATTGGTTAAGTCTTTTTTCAAGTGGACCGAGGGTATCGATGGGGGTGTTGGTCCCGAATTAGGAAAAGCTGTAGATGCGCTGCTTTACTCAGATAGTGACGTAGAGCAGACAGAGGAAGAAATCGCGGAGAAATATGGCGTAGACGCCAAGGATGTAGGGTTTGTTGCTAGTACCTACAAACAATTACAAGATACTGCCGAAGAAACAGACGACAGCGAGTAGTTACAGAACATAGATCAGCACAGAATTACAGAGAAGGAGAATTACGGATGAAAAAGAAGGATGTTACAAAGGGACTAGACCCAGACCTGTTTGCCAGCAATCTTGACGATGATGAGGCAGACAACGAGGGTGACGTTACGCCTGAGGATAGCGCCTCTTCAACAGAGGCGGAAGACGATAGTGCTGCTGCTGAGGACACTGCAGAGGAAGAAACTACGGAAGAGTTGGCGGATGTAACCGAAAGCACAGAAGAGGCTCCAGAGGACGAGGTAGAGGAAGAGGCAGAAGAGACTGAGGAGGAAGAGGAGGCGGTCGCGGGTGAGGATACTACATCAGTTGCTGCCTCTGCTGCAGATGATTCCTCTGAGCTAAATGACGAAACCGACACTTACGTTGTTCAGCGTGGGTTTACTGGTGAAGGTGGTAAGACGTATCATCCCGGTAACGTAATTAGCGTGAAGTGTAAACATTGTGCCTTGTGGAAACGCGAATGGCTTGGGAAGATCCGTTGTAGCCCCGGTAGGCGTTTGGATGAGAACACGGTCATGCACGAGGACCGATTTTCATGTGGGGAGTTTTTCATTTGTAAGGAGTTTTCTCCTGAGCTCACCACGTTCCTTAATATGAACTTGGCTGAAATCGTTACAGTTAGGAAGATGATCCCTGGGATCAAGAAGATTCTTCAGGCACCGGAGTTTCTTGAGTCGTGGGTAAAGGTGCACAACTATAGCGGAGACACCTCTGAAGCGTTTATAAACGCAAAAGGGTTTATCCTTTCCTTCAGTAGCGAAGAGCAGCTTTTGTTCTCCGAGGAGTTCATCCGTCAGTACGCTAAGATCATGACTCAGCGGTCGCGTACTAAGCGCCCACCAAGGCCTAAGTTTGAGGCTGGGGACTGGGTTACTTGGGTTGACAGCACAAGTAAAGACCGTGTAGAGGGAATTATTCTCTCGATCGGTCGTGGAAACATTTATCTTGCTGGAGTTAAGGCGTATCAAACGCAGAAATTCGTTTATAAGTATAAAGAGTGGAAGTCGAAGTACAAACCAGAGATCACGCGTAAAACAGCACGTCCTTAGTACTCAACGATTGCGAGGTTAACTGGTATGGAAAGAGAAGACAACTATCTCGAGAATCTTGATGCTGGTACGCTGAAAGACGCGATACTGGTACTAGAGACGGTAGAGAGTACCTCTGGCCGAAAGGCTAAGGAAACCATCATTCAGGAGAGCAAGACCAACCCTGTGTTGCAGGAGTTCTTTCTTCGCTCTCTAGGGACTGATGTATACCACGTGAGGTTCAAGGAGGACATTCCATCATCGGATAAGAACTATGGTCCTGTAGAATCGTACACACGTTTTCTAGCCGCCCTAAAGGCATTGAGCGAGCGTCGTGTAACAGGTAATGAAGCAAAAGACAAGGTGAGTGCTTTTCTGTCTAAGTGTCATCCACGTTTACGTAAGTGGTATTTGAGGGTGTTAGATCACGATCTACGTTTAGGCATGGGCAGGTCTAGCATCGAGAAAATCTTTGGCACTGGATTTTGGTCGGGCACTAAAGAGGGGGAGTTTCATTACCACGATTGCTGTAAAGCTAAGGATTACGCCAAAGTCTATCCAGGAGAAAAGCAGATCGAGTTTCCGGTTGCCGTAGAGTTCAAGTTGGATGGCGAACGGTCCCTCAATTATCTTTTTCCAGACGTCCCCGAGGTTCAGATTTACACTCGCGGGAAGCTAAGAAAATCAGAGATAGAGCGTGTGCAACCGCTGCTAGCGCAATACTTAGAATTGTGTGGTAAGATTAATGAGCTTCGTGGGGCTCCGGTCAACGCACCGTTGTTCTTAGATGGGGAGTTCTTGGCTACTGTTTGGAATGATACCTCTAGTGTGGTCAGCAAGACAGAAAATTTTGACGAAGCTGAGTTTTTGTCTACTACGAGAGTAGTTCTATTTGACTGGGCCCCTGTTGAAGACTACATCAATAAGAAGTTTGAGCTTCCATGGAAGCAGCGTAAGCAGCTATTGATGCGCGCTGCAGGTGCCGTTCGACGTTACGACAAGGTTATGCAGGCCACCGATAACATCTATGTGCTGGGGCACCGTATTGTGCATAACATGGAAGAGTTGATGGAGTTCCATCAGTGGTCACTAGATGGGAATTTTGAGGGTACCATGATCAAGGTACTTGATGCTCCCCATGTTTTCAATAGGAACCATAAGTACGTACTTAAGCTTAAGCCTGAAAAATCGGTAACCGGAATAATTACCGGTGCAGTAGCTGGTACGAAACAGCATGCCGCAGCTCCTGAGCGCTATGTAAGCAAGATTCGACAAGCGATGACTGCTGACTACTATAGTGATGTGGAGGATGACGGATATTCCTTACATGCTACTACCGATGATCCAGAGGCTGCCGCCGATCATCTTCGTACGCTGGTAAAAGATGATCGAGATCGCAGAATAACAACCCATCTTGATGGGAAAGTTTCTTACCGTTACAGTGAACGTTTAGGCGCATTTGTTGTTGACTTAGATGGTGAGAAGATACATGTTGGAGGTGGTTTTAAATATAAAGCAGGTCAAGATGAGCGTATGGACTATTGGCAGCGTCGAGAAGAGTTGGTTGGCGTGCCGATAGACATCAAATTACAAGACGATAAAGTTTCTGTAGCAAAAGCCAGATTTAACAGATTCATGAGGTTACGTTGGGACCTCGTTGAATCACAGCACACAGATAGTGATGTAGAAGAAGGAGAATAGCATGTCGAAGAAGGCCCATCAAGTTACGCTGGTTGGCGTACGCGGTTCCAAACTTCCAGTCTCTGACTGTATTTTGGTAAACGTAGACGCCGAGAATTTTACTGTACAAGCCGCAGAGAAGACTGGTCGCGGTCGCGGTGTGCGGCTGGTTATGCGCACCTACGTGCTTCCCAAGGCGCTTGTTCAGTACTATTTTTCGGATGAAGAGGTTGTGGGAGATCTGGCAGAGGGTACTCCAGTTGCTGCTGCTCCCGTTAAGACGCGCGCTAAGAAAGCGGCTCCAGCAGCCGATGCTACGGCAGATGCCCCTAAGAAGCGTCGTGGTCGCCCGAAGGTCGTTAAGGACGCTGTAGAAGCCCCTGTTGCTGATGCCGCCCCTAAGAAGCGTGCTGGACGTCCTCCCAAGAAGGCCGCTCCTCCTGCAGCAGCTGCAGCTGTGGATGCAGATGCTCCCAAGAAGCGTCGTGGTCGCCCGAAGGGTGTCAAGAATGGTGTACCCACCGCTCCTGCAGCAGCTGCCGCAGCCACGGACGATGCTCCCAAGAAGCGTCGTGGTCGCCCGAAGGGCAGCAAGAATGGTGTACCCGCTGCTCCTGTTGAAGCAGAGGCTGGTACTGTGGCTGCCCCCATCCTCAAAAAGAAGGCGGGTCGCCCGAAGAAGGCTCCTGCTGCGGAAGGTGCTGCACCTCCGAAAGCCAAAAAGGCTAGTGCCGCTGCTTCGTTGTTCGATGAGACGTTCTAGTCTCTCTGCTAAGTTTGTTCCTCAATAAATATTACCGCTTCTAATTACCAGAATTAATATTCCTTCGCGTGCTCGGTACTCGCCAAGCACTTTGGTGGCACCTTTTATTCTGGGGTTTCCTATGACAGTAAAGAAACTGCGGCGCGAATGTCCGTCGCAAGACGTTTGCAGTGATATGTGTTCATCCTTGTTAAAGTTTCGTTTACCTGAAGATTTCATAGAATTAGAGTGCCCACCGGGGGAGGACGTAGCATGGCCTTGTGCGGCTATGCTAAAAAACGCAAGGAGTTTATATAACTGCGTATCCCCGTCTACGGCAGTAGAAACGCTCGAGCTCATCAAACCGCTCTTCTCTTCCCCCGAGCAATTGATCAGTTCTCGCTTCTCTCAGTATTTAGACGACCCACCTTTCCACTGCCCTGAACTCAACGTAGATATGTATCAGCCCTGCTTAGTAACGTCCTGTGCATTTCATACCGATAACCCGTGGGAGCTTAACTGTATTCTTTTTTACAGGTTGCGGCACGAACGTGACGTCTTGAGCTTAAACGAGTTGGCATTTCTTCTTGGGCATCATGTTGGGGTTTTGCGATCCCGGTTAAACGGAATATTTCGTAAACTCAGCTATGGTGCATTGAAAGAGATGATTGCACGGGATAATGTTAGCGGACTTGCTGTACGTGTTTGCACGGATAACGTATGCGTCGTATGTGAGCATAAGATAGAGCCAAGACGCAGAGTGGTTGTGAAGGGTGGGTTTATTTACTGTGGTAAGGGTTGCAGTAGCTATAAGCCACCAAACATTATTAAAATAGAGCAGGAGTTCATGCTGCCTATCGAATGTCTGTTAGACTTGTGCGTTAGGAATTTCTTAAACGTGAAAAACATGTGTTCAGCGTTAGGTGTGGGCCCTTCCATTTTTATTGAGTGGTGCAAGAAGTACTGCGTGGAGATACCCTCAGCAAAACTTCCCAAGTAGCATGTAAAAATTTGTTTTCTTCGCTCAACATTTCTCTAAATTGAAGTTATCTCTGTGTAAGTAGTTGTGGCTCAGCCCCAAGGTAGGCTACATATGTTCTTTTTAATCTTGGGGTGTGCTGTTACAAAAGCAGACAAACCAGTCAGAAATTATCAGGAGAAAACGAAATGTCGGATTTCAT